TCAAATTCCCAAAATCCTTTGTTTGGATTTAATTTCATAATTGGTTCAGGAGCTTTTGATGAACGACCAAGCTGTTTATATATGTATTCCAAATGATTTTCATATATGTGAACATCTCCTGCTGATATCGTTAGTGTTCCTGGTATCATATCAACTTCTTGAGCTAACATTAACAATAATATAGCGTAAGAAGATATATTAAATGGACCACCTAAGAAAATATCCCATGAACGAATATTCATTTTCAAATTTAATCTTCTTTTTTCTTCATTAGGATATTGACGAGATTCACACTGAAAACTCCAATGACATGGTGGTAAAGCCATTTCTGAAATTTGTGCCACATTCCAGGCATTTACAATCATTCTCCTATCATCAGGATTTTTCTTTAATGTATCTATAAGATTTTGAATTTGATTTATCTCTAAAGGAATTTCCATTCCAGGCCCGCTTATTGCGTCAATCCAACGAGTTTTATAATCTCTCCATGCAACCCATTGATGACCATAAACGGGTCCTAATTCTCCAGTTTTATCATCACCCCATTCATCCCAAATTGAGACACCATATTTTTCTTTTAACACATGTTTATTGGTTGATCCTGACAAGAACCATAATAATTCGCCAATAACAGATTTAAGATGAATCCTTTTGGTTGTTAATAATGGAAATTTATTGGCTACATCATGAAACTCTACTTGTGGTCCAAAAATAGAAATAGTTTTCACTCCAGTTCGATTGGTTTTCCAAACCCCTTCGTGTAATATTTTTATAAGTAAATTATGATATTCGAAATCAGTTGGATTTAACCCTGATTCACCAACTTTATAAAAAGGAAAAATAAAATCTACAGGAAATTCTTCACCAGTCCACTTATTAGTTATCATATAAAATGTTTATTGATTATATGTAAAAATGATTATAAGGTTTTATTTAGGTTGCCAATAGTAGACACCACCACTCTTAGTTGTATCGAATTCAAATATAAATTGCCCAGCTTTTAAGGAAGCAGCAACTTTAGCGCCAACTTGGTCTCCAATTATCTTGGAAATTTCTGCCCAGTCTTCTTGTTTTGCTGGTAAAGATCCAGATGCAGCTGCAGCTACTGTAGAAGAAACACTTGAAGCCGGAGCAACTGTTTCTGAAGCAGGCGCATTTGTAAATACAATTCTTGAACCGGCTGATGCTGTTTTATCAAGTATTTGAGCTAACTTTTCTGCATTTAATTTATCAACGTTAACAGCAAGTAATCCAATTCCTTCAGCTAATTGAGATACTGTTGTGGTCATCTTAGTTAAGCCATCCATTGATGTAGATAATTTACTGAGCTGTTCTATTAATTTGTCGTATTTTCCAATAGCTTTAGAAGCGTCTTTAACTGTTCCTTTAGTTTCTAGTTTATCAGCTAATGTATCAGAGAATGTCGTAAGAGCTTCAACTATATTATCCGCAATGTCACCCATTTTAAGAGTTTTTGGTCTGCCATTAATCATAACAGGTTGGCCCTTTTCATCTAAAACAGGCATTTCATTATTTTCTCCAAATTTAGCAAATAAATCTAAAACGTTTGCAAATTCCACAACTGCTCCAAGAATACCGTGTTTACCAACTAAAGCTTTGGACATTCTCTTCATTCGACGTTTTTGTCTTCCAGAAATTCCAGCTTCATCTGGTTCTCCATCTCCAAATTCATCTTCTGATTTATTGAATAATCTATTAGTGAAATATAAGAATGAACTTATTACATTATCGACAACTTTTTCGGCTTTAACTTTTTTGTGAATTTCATTTCCTTTGTCGTCATAATCAACATATCCAATTTCATTGGCTTCTCCAAAGGCCGCATATGTTTTTAATGCATCTGCAAATTGAATAACTGCTGTTAAAATACCACGTCGACCAGTTAAAGCTCTAGCCATTTTTCTAATAGCTCCTGCTTGTCTTCTAGTTAATCCATCTGTTGAATCAATTAAAGCTTGTAAGAATGTAGAAATAGAATAGCTAATGTTGTCTGCAACTTTTGTAACGTTTACATTTTCTCCGAATATAGGTTTGCCATTGTTATCATATCCTTCGATGATACGCATATTCTCAAGTTGAGCGAAAGCAGTAATGGCTTTTGCAAACATCGATAGAGCTAATGACATTGACATTAGGACACTTACGCCTGCGAATATTTTAGCACTATTCTTAATAAACGCAGCTATCCCTGCGGGTCCCCGTTTGCCTTCAGAAAGGCTTGATAAACCACCAATAAATCCATCAATGGTTCCACCGATTAAATGCGTAAGAACTGCTCCAATATCTTCTCCAGCAAGTTCTTTTCCAGTTTTCACTAATTTTCCAACGCTAGTTGCCATTAAAATCAAAGCAACACTCATTAACATCATTGTTATAGCGCCAGATTTAATTAAACCTGAAAAACCAGGAATTCCTAATATTGCAAATAAAGCAACTGCTGAAAGCATTATCAATCCCATTGTACCAAGACCTCTAAGAATTTCTTTCTTTCCTTCATCCTTTTCGGATTTTTCTGCATCTTTTCCAGTAAATCCTGTGGACAACATTTTAGCTACTTGAGCCATTCCAATTATGGCTACACTAAATACTGCAAGACCTAATGACATCCAAACGATGGACATAAATCCTTTCTTAGTAACATTTCCAGCAAGGCTTAAAATGCCATACATTAGTGTCATTGCGGCAACAATACCCAACATTATTAACAAGCTTCCCGCTATTGTTCCTCCAGATTCTCCTCCTAATATTGCAGGTAAAAATCTTATAGTTAATGCAAATGATAAAATACCAATAGACAACGCAATCATTCCAAGTCCCATTTCAGCTATAGTGCTTACACCCCCTTTAACTATTTTATGGGCTAAATATAACGCTCCAAACATTACTATAAATCCTATAACTGTGATTCCTAAGAATAATAAAACGTCTGTTGGTTTTCCTAATTTAAGAATAGCTGCTGTTAATAACAAAGCTCCTGCGAATCCTAAAATTCCTAAACCTAAATATAAGAATCCCAGTGAAATTTCTTTTATAGGTTTTGATATTTCTTGTAATGATTTTCCTATTTTACTAAATAAATCGATAGCTTTTTCAACCCTTCTTGCATGACGTCCATCACCCATTTCATGCATAAATTCATATAGCTTTCTTAATGTTGCTATACCTGCGTCAACACGTTTTTGTTGTAAGTTTCCTAATTCTTTTAAGTTTTTAACTAAATTTGGAAGTGCTGCAGAAATTTTAACCATTCCTTCTGCAAATGAACTAAAGTTTTTACCTTTATCTTTTTCTGTGATTTTCGAAATATCCTTCATAAAACTGATGAAGGATTTTTTGGTTGATTCCTTTACTGTTCCAAAAGATACTAATGATGTCGCCATCGATAAAGCCCCTTTGATGCCTCCAGGAATAGTTCCTCCTGCAGTTCCAGGCTTTTGATCACCCATCTTTTTTTCGATTTTTGATACAGTGGTTAATATCCCCTGTAATAGCTCATTAGCATTTTTAGCCATTCAATAGGAATTTTATTTATATATCCTTATAAAAAGAAAAAGTGCCGCTTGGGCACTTTCCTTTAATGTTTCTCGAACGCTTCAAAAACCGCATCGATAATTTCATCTAGGGAATCGAATATGGTTATTTCTGGTCTTGCTAATTGAGTTTGAATCCTGACATCTTGTTGTCTTTCATATTCAGGATCAAGTCCTATTAATATTGGTCTTTGACTTGAAAGACCCCATTTCCCTAATTCAAAAAGAACTATTGGATTTAAGGATCCTCTAGAAAACCAATAGATAATAATATCGGCATCGCGTAAATGATTAAATTCCCATGTTATTTGTTGTTCAGCAGCATTAGGATCTCCAATTGGAAAATTGGCTCTTCTAGGATTATAGATTGTAAGATTTGGAATATCTTTTAGCTGATCTAATACTTCTTTTTGCCAATCAGGACAATTTGTAATCCCTCCAGCTAAGAACATTTTTACATTTCCATTATTTTCTAATGAATAAACTTCATTTGGAGCTTCAATTATTAATGCCATATTATCTTAATTTAGGTGGTGAAATTTTAGGTAAATCTATTTTTGGTGTTTTAAATCCACCATAATTAGTATTTCCGGTTTTATAGTCACTCATTTTAGGTGTTTGAGTTTTATATTGCTTTTCATACTCTTTCTGTTGTTTCTTATATTGCTTTTCTTCTTCGTCTAAGGCTTCTTCGAAGTTTTTAAGCATGTATTCAATTCTATAGAACTCCATCTGATCCAAGTCTAATGGAGTCAGATGAAGTCTATAAGTACAAATAAATTCGATCTTAAACCAATTCTCCGAATGGATCTGAAATAAGGAAAATAGATTTAATCCCGCCTTGAAAGGAAAGCGGCACGGTGCGCTCACCTCCTTCCTCGTCCTTGTATTTGACTACAGGGTCGACGGTGTCCATAAAGATTCTTCTTATTTCAGTTAAAAGAGAAATCTCTGCTGCAGTCCAGTTATGAGATTCCATTATGATCTTGGAATAATTATCATCACTTAATCCTTTCCAGTCTAGGATAACAAATGGAGCAAAAGATATAAAATCCTCATCAATGATTTCGTTTAATTGTCTTTTGCGTGTAATATAATTTTTTAACCAATTTGTTACACCAACTGAAGGAAGAGTGACTTTCATTTTCTTCCCATTTTTGAATTGTAATACAAACATTCTTTCGACTGGAGAATAATATCTCATTAATCTCTCGTCAAATGTAATGTATTGAACCATATCCTTCGTTACATCGATTTTAGTGGTTTCAGATGTTTTAACCTGAAGTTTATTTTCACCATTTACGAATGTAAATTCACGAATAGCTAAAAGAATATAAAATCTATCGATTTCTTTGATGTCTTTCCAAGAAGAAATAGCTGCATTTGGATATTTTATTTTAGCACATCTCTCTAAAACATAGTTTAACATATCATCTAATACAGATAGATTTTCTTCGTTCAATGTTGACCAGTGACGAATTTCTCCTGCTGTTGCAGCACGAATTAAGATCTCAGTTCCTTCAGGATAAAATAATCCCTGTGTAGGGAGATCCTGAATCGGAAGTTTTTGCCAACCTAACTGATTAGCAAATTGAACTTGTTCCGGAGATTTTTCCCATGGTTTTTGAACATTAGACATATCTTGAATAGGGGCTCCTACTGATGGCGTATTTATTTTTGACACAGTAGATTGAGCATTGCTGTTTTCTATTCTCTCAGCAAATTCCTTTAATTTTTCCTCGTTAAGTTCTGATTGACCTGGCATGATTATAGTAATTTAACATTAATTGCACTCATTCCTCTCGATCCTTTTCTAAGATCAAATTTAACTTTATCATCTTTTTTGATTTTATCAACACACTCGGATGAGTGTACAAAATATTCGTCTGATGAATTTTTATCTTTAATGAATCCAAAACCTTTTGTATCATCAAAGAATTTTACTGTTCCTTCGTTCATAAATATACAATTTCTTTTTATATATCATTATATGTAAAAAAGTTGCCTAGGTTTTAAAATAAAAAAGGGAGATATATATAGAATACCTCCCTTTGGAATGATACGCAAACGGGTTTTAAACAATAGATTCATCCCAAGAATCTACAGCAAGAGTAAAGTTTTCAATTTTATAATGTTCATCAGACATATATCCTAATTCTGGAGCTGGAAGTTGTGACATTGGAAATACATTGTAACATTTCCATTGCCAGAATGGATTAGCGGCTCTATCATACATAGTTATTAACATCCAAGGCGCAACATAATCTACTTTCAATCCAGTTCTACCTGTAAGTGGATCATATACTAGGTCACACCATTTTCTTAAAGTTTTTAAAACATATGCACTTGGAGTTCTATCAAGGTTTACTTCAAAAGTAATTCCTATATCCATTGTGGTTTTATCTGGCTTAGCACCAGCAAATCTTCTAGTAGCCCATTTATACTGTTGTTCCATAGGCGAACCAGGGAATGAATGTGAAACTAATCCGGTTATATTTTGAACTTGTTCAAGCAAGAGATTAGTATTCTCGTCACTAGATCCTACTCCAACAGGAAGTGCTATTTGAATCGTAAATAGGTTAAGATATACGGGTTCATATAGCTCTTGAGCCGCTCTTGAGTTTTTCCAGTGAGGTAGTCCGAATGAACCTTGACTCTTAAAATCTGCCATATTGCGTTAATTTATTTTATATATTAAAATTCGTTTGCATTCAATGAGCCAATCTCAATGAATTATACTGCTGTAAATCCACCACTGCTAGCAGTTCCTAATTTGTTAACAGTGATTCTGTTTATAATTTTTTCCATTCCTTTGTTAATCCAAACTCCAATATCAATTATGGCAAAACCTTCATCTATTAATTCATTAGTGTTATTGGATTCATCCATAACAATTTCATAATCATAGAGTGCTCCAGCATCTTTAATTGATTCTAAGATTGGAGTTACGGAGTTTACAATATTTAATCTTGAAACTGGATTATTATAATCGAATACGAAATTCTTAAGAACTTCTTCAACTTGTAACTCAATTGTATTGAGAAGCTCTCTTACGTGTAGGAAGTTGTAATCACTTCTAACAGTTTGGAAAGAAGTTCTGTTAGAGTAAATCATAACTTGTGAACTTGTAGGTCTCTCGATAATTGAGTTATATCCGAATGGTTCTAGATAATCTCTATCGGTTTGGTCTAAGTTGTATTCAACACCACCAACATTTGAGTTAGCAATGATACCATTTTTGTTTGCACAAATTGCAAATGGATCACCACCTAAAAATTTTCTAACAAATGTGTTAGATACGTCAGCAGCTGGTGGAACTAAGAATACTTTATCGTTATCAACATATTTTAAGTATGGTCCGAATATACCGCAATAACGTGCTCCACTATCTTCTGATGGGAAGCTAAATGTAAACGATCTTGGCATATCTGGGTTACCACCTTCAGGAATCCATTCTGTT